TATTTAGATCCTAGGATAACTTTTAATAATTTATATAGTGATGAGGATTAAACATGGCAACATCAAACAGTACAGACTTTGAACCAAATGTCGCAGAGTTTATCGAAGAAGCTTATGAAAGATGTGGTTTAGAGTTAAGAACTGGATATGATTTAAAATCAGCAAGAAGATCTATTAATCTTATGTTAGCTGAATGGGCTAACAGAGGATTAAACCAATGGACAATATCTGAGGCTACACAAACAGTTACTGAAGGCACTAGAGAATATACCTTGGATTCTAATGTGATAGATATTTTAGATGTAGTGTTAAGAAGAACTGAAGGTTCAACTACTACTGATACACAAATGTCTAGAGTAAGTAGAAGTGAATACATAAACATTCCAACCAAAGGAACTAAAGCTAGACCTAATCAATATTTTTTAGATAAACAAAACACACCAGTTTTAAAAATATGGCCAGCGCCAGAAAACTCTACTGATATTTTAGTATTTAATAAAATGGTAAGAATGGACGATGCTGATAAAGCAACTAACACTGTAGATATGCCATTTAGATTTTATCCTTGTTTTGTTGCTGGTTTAGCCTATTACTTATCTATGAAAAGAAATCCACAATTAACAGAACAATTAAAAATGATATACGAAGAAGAATTTAGAAGAGCTGCTGACGAAGACGGAGATCGAGCCTCTTTTAGAATTAACCCTTCACAAAGTTTATAATGGCTTACGCAAAAGGCAAACAAGCATACGGAATATGTGACATATCTGGTTTTAGATACAAACTAAAAGATATGAAAAAAACTTGGAATGGATTATTAGTAGGTCCTGATCAATGGAATGCGAAACATCCGCAGTTAGAACCAAAGAAACATACAGCAGACCCAGAGGCTTTATTTAATCCTAGACCAGATAGATCGGAAGATGGCGGAAAAGGGTTTGTAGTCATAACAGCTACACAAATTACACAAAACTTTTCTATGTTGCCTAATACTATTCCAAGTAAATTTGAAGTAGAAAAACTTACTTCTAATTTAGGAATTGTAAGTGTTATAGTTTGATATAATTTAATTATGACTTACACAGAACTACAAGATTTAATTAAAAATTTTTGTGATAGTACGGAAACTACTTTTGTTAATACAATTGCAGATTTTATTAAAAATACAGAAGAGAGAATATTTCAGTTAGTTGAATTTGATTTTTTTAGAAAAAATGTAACTGGAACTTTTACGTCCGGGAACAGATTTTTAACAACACCTTCTGATTACATAGCTAGTTTTTCTTTAGCAGTATTAGACTCTGGCGGAGATTATCATTATCTTTTAAAAAAACATCCTACATTTATGCAAGAGTATTCAGAAGATCCAGCTGATACTAATTTAAGAGGCTTGCCTTTATATTATGCTGATTTTGATAAAGAACTTTCTACAGCATCTAACAACGGATCTACCATAACAGTAAGCCCAGTTCCCGATTCAAACTATACGGCTGAACTTCATTATCTTTACAAACCAGCTTCTTTAACATCTGGTTCTGGTAGTGGCACAACTTGGTTATCAACAAATGCAAGAACTGCTTTATTATATGGGTCTTTAGTTGAAGCCTATACTTTTTTAAAAGGAGAACCAGATTTATTAGCACAATATGAAAAAAGATTTATGGAAGAGATAGCAAGACTTAAAAACAGAGCAGAGGGTAGAAGCAGAAGAGACGAATACAGAGCAGACGCACTAAGAACAAACGTAACTTAAAGAGGAAAAAAATGGAGAAGATTCAAGAACTTCAAGGTAAAAAAATAGCTTTAGTTGGCTTAGGAAAAAGTTGGTTTGACTTTGCACTAACTAGATCTAATGGTGAACAGTTTGATGAAATATGGGTAATCAATGCTGTGGCCAATGTAATTAAACACGATAGAGTTTTTATGATGGACCCAGCTTCTAGATTTTTAGATAGTGATGACGCTGGATTACAAACTAACGGCATGAAAGAAGTTTTATTAGATCATGAAGGTCCTATTTATACGTGTGAATTAGATGATCGTTGTCCAGGATTAGTTGAATACCCAATCAAAAAAATTGTAGAGGAAACTAATTCACACTATTTAAACAATACGGTTGCCTATGCAATAGCCTTTGCTTATTGGCACAAAGTTGGCTCTTTGCATTTATTTGGTATAGATTTTGGCTATAAAGGTAATTTGTATTTTGCCGAAGCTGGTAGAGCTTGTTGTGAATATTGGTTAGCTAATTGTATGAGCGCAGGCATAGAAGTTGGAGTGGCTGCCTCTAGTTACTTATTAGATACGGCAGTGAAGCCAGAAGAAAAACTATACGGCTATCATAGATTGGAAGACCCTTTAATTGTTGATTTTGATTTTGAAAAACAAAAATTAAAAGTTAAAAAAAAGAGCGAAATGAATATAAAACAATATGTACCACAACCAACATTAGTAGGCAGAGAAGATGCTAAAGCAGAAATAAAAATTAAAGAAATGTTAGAAGAAAGTCATAACGAGCCAAAAAAATGGTAATAAAAATAACCCCAGATGGAGTACCAGAGTTAGGAGTAGTAGAAACTAAAACATCAAACTTTGGCGGACATCCTCCAGAATTTTGGGCAGAAAGATTAGCTGAAAAAATAGTTGGCTATTCTGAAAACAATGAACCTCATGTTGTAGAGCAAGCAAAGGCTTATAAAGAGCAAATAAAACAAGTTTGTTTAATTTACATAAAAAATGCTATAAAATCTTACAAAGCCACTTTGATTCAAGAACTGATAAAAGGTGGCGAAGAAGAACTAGCTAAAATTTTAAAATAGTTTTAGCTTATTATGAGGAATAAACATGGCAATTACTTCTACTTTAACCAGTAGTTTTAAAAAAGAACTTTTAGAAGCGGTTCATAATTTTAAAAACTCTGGAGGCGATACTTTTAAATTAGCTTTATATACTAGTTCTGCAACTTTAGGAGCTACCACAACTGCTTTCGTAACAACTGGACAAGCTTCTGGTACGAACTACACTTCTGGAGGAGGAACTTTAACAAGAATAGATCCTTCTTTAGATGGCACCACTGCTATAACTGATTTTTCAGATTTAACTTTTGGAACTGCTACTATTACAGCCAGAGGTTGTATGATCTATAACAGTTCTGACTCTAATAAATCAGTGGCTACTATAGATTTTGGCGGAGATAAAACTTCTACTGCTGGAGACTTCACTATAGTTTTTCCCGCAGCTGGAGCAAGCACAGCTATTATAAGAATAGCGTAGGAGGAGAGCATGGCTCTTGTCCTAAATGATAGGGTAAAAGAAACTACCACTTCTACTGGCACAGGCACCATAAATTTAGCAGGTGCTGAAACTGGTTTTAAAACTTTTGTAGCAGGTATTGGTAACACCAACACTACCTACTACTGTATTGCTCATCAATCAGCAGCTGAGTTTGAAGTAGGTATAGGAACAGTTACAGATGCTTCTCCCGATACTTTAAGCAGAACTACAATTATCAGTAGTTCTAATTCTAACTCCGCAGTTAATTTTTCCGCAGGAACTAAAGATGTATTTTGTACTTTACCTGCAAGTAAAGCTGTGTTTGCAGATGCTTCTGATAATGTTGGAATTGGTACAACAAGTCCTAGTAAAAAGTTTCATGTAAAAGGAGATGAAATTTTACTCGAAGACCCTCAGGGCGGATTTAAATTAGAGTTAAATGCTGATACAAATCCTGTCACAATAACTGCAAATGATAATACTGGTGCAAATTATTGTGGATTTAGATTAAAAACGAATAATGGTGGTGGTAGTCCAGTCACTGCAATGCATGTTTTTCCAAGCGGAGGTGCTTTTGTAGGTTTTGGTACAGACGCACGAAATGATACACAAATGGTTATATCTAAAACACCTACCAGTGCTACACAGACAACTCCAGAAACAGTATTAGTTCTTTCAAATCCTTGTTTATCTACATCATCTAATATTCCAGTTGGACAAGGACCACGATTAGTATTTGAAATTCCATCTGACGAATCTGGAAATAAATCAACAGGTGCAGCAATTGCAGCATTAAAAGAAGTTGATAGTGATACTAATTCACAAACAAGTTTAGCTTTCTACACATCTGACGACGATGCAACCTTAGACCAAAATATGACTATTCTTTCCGATGGAAAAGTTGGTATAGGCACTTCAAGTCCAACCGAAAAACTAACTGTAAATGGAAATATAGCGAACACTTCTAGTGATATGACGATTGATGTAGCAGGTGACATCATTCTTGATGCTGATGGTGGTAATATCACATTTAAAGATGGTGGTACTACTATAGGAGATTTTGTAAATTCATCTTCTGATTTTGTCATAGAATCTAAAGTACAAGATAAAGACATAATTTTTAAAGGTGATGATGGTGGTTCAGGAATCACTGCATTAACACTTGATATGTCAGAAGCAGGTGCTGCAACTTTTAACGATAATGTTACAGCTTTCTCAGATGAAAGACTGAAAGATAATATTGAAACTATAGAAAATGGTTTAGATAAAGTAGAACAACTTAGAGGTGTAACTTACACCAGAGATGAAAAAGAAAGCATAGGGGTTATTGCTCAAGAAGTAGAAAAGATTCTACCAGAAATTGTATTAACTGCTGATGATGAAATGGGTACTAAGTCTGTTGATTACAGCAGACTAACCGCAGTATTGATCGAAGCTGTAAAAGATTTATCAGCTAGAGTAAAAGAATTGGAAGGTAAATAATGGCAATAGATTATACCTGGGACGTAAAAACTGTAGATGTTAAAGAGATAGATGGTAAAGCCGATACTGTTTTTAATGTTCATTGGGTGCTTATTGGAACTGACAATGATCGTTTAATTAAAGATGAACTAGGAAATGACATAGCAGTTGTTGAAAGATCTTCTGGCAAAATAGCCTTAGATACTTCTGATTTATCAAATTTTATT